AGTTTGACCAGCGGGGCACGGAGGAAAGGTCCGGCCTAGCCGGGAAGAATCAATTAGGGAATAACGTCGGCGGTGTAGAACGCCGCAGGATCGAGCAGGACGGGAAGGAATGAGTGGCCGAAGAATTGATCGACGCTCACGGGATTGTCGTTGATTCGTGCATAGCTGAACTTACCGCGAACCTTCTTGAGGCTTGCGGCGGCTTCTGCGGGGTTACCAGCGAGTCCAACCTTTGTCGGAACAATCGCCGCACCGTCAACCATCGTGTACCAAGTCTTATCGACTTCAGGCAGGAAGAGAACGGCGTCGCCGTCGAAGAATGTGCGGGTTGTGCCGCTTGCATCCTTGAAAAAGCTGTTCCAGATTGGTTCCCAAACGACCTGATTGGCGGGATCGCCGAATCCAACGGGGAGGCGTGACTGTGCAAGTTGATCGGCAAGCCAAGAACTCTTTGAGGACATGCCGCTGATTGCGGTATTGCCACGCATGTAACCGGGGATGTTCGTGCCGTACATGATCTTCTTGCATGGACGGCCAGCGTTGGACATTGCCGAGAGGATGCTGAGAATGTTGCCGAGAATGTCGGTTCCAGCCGTTGCCCATGAAGCGGTGATAAGTCCGCCGCACTGATTCATGTTTGCAGCCGGACGACCGAGGTTGATTGTGCGAACCGCACCGGATGAGGTAAGCTGAATGTGTCCGTTTGCACCCTGATAGATCACGCCCTGCGAGAGGACGGAGGCAACGGATGCGATTTCGGTGTTGTCGAACCGCAGACCGAAGTTGACGGCCTGCCGAGTGAAGTCGCCTGCCGCGCGGTCGCGTGTCTCTTGCACATCGCTTTGCAGGTCCACAAGTGTCTGGCCGCTATGGGTAAGCGACTCGAACAAGTGGATGCAACGCCCATCGCGTTCGTTCATATCAGTCTTTGGCGCGGGGCGAGCGGGCGAGCCGTAGGAAACGGCTGCGGCGGTCGTCTGAGTAATCGGCACCTGTTCCCATTTGAAAGTCTGGCTATCCGCGTTTTCGCGCAGAGAGAAGAACTTTTCATCAAATGCTTTCTTCAATCCCATCGCGGGACTGTTGATGGTTGCCATCAGTTTGGGCGTACCAATCAGCGTGTTCATATTGACGGTCATGCGAGGGACTCCAGAGATTTGCACGGCCTGCGCCGCGTGTGTGCGTTCTAATTAGGCGTCGTAACGATCGGTAAACAGGAAGCGTCCGCCAGTGACGGCGTTCAATTCAGCTTGAAGAGCGGCGCGGGTCGAGGTGTCGGCGGGCCAGTGAATGAAGTTGCTGCAAGTGACCAACCCGCCAACCGGGAAGGGGCCAAAGTCAACGTCGATGCTTGCGTTGTAAACGTCAGTGACCTTGAGCGGATAATCGCCGTTGTCGATGAAGGTGAGAGCCGTTTCGCTGCCATCGGTAGGACGAACAAGCGAGCCAGCGACCAAGGCGCGGGGGACTGCGGTAGTAACGGGTTCGTAGAGGGCTTCGGTGGAAGAGGTGGGGATAACCACAACCTGAGCGGCGCGCCATGCGAGGCCCGCATAGCCGGTGCCGGAGTAGGTGAGGGTGATACCAAGGTCGGTATCTGTTGCGGAGATTGCGGTAGCGACGATGCCGCCGACGACGCCGGTTGCGGTGTCGAGTGCGGAGTTGATCGCAGCGAGGTAGGTCGCGTCGGTTGCGTTCCAAGCGGCGTTAGCGGTTGTGACGAATGTGCCGTCAGGCTTAGCGACGTTCAACTGGAGATTGCCGCCAGTGGAGGCGATATTGAAGCGGATGCGCTCGACCTGATCAGCGCCAAGTGCGGTGATGGTTACATCGCCGGTCGAGGTGTTGACAGCCGAGAACGTGACGGTGGCCGTGCGGGAGGTGCCAGCGGCGGACGGTGGGCCGGTCACTTTGAAGGTGCCAGACGTACCAATGCGGCGAGCAATCTCGACGGCGGTAGCAGCGGCAACGTTCAAAGTGGTGCCAGATGCGTAGGCTGTGCCGGTCAGACCAAGGATTGACGGGGCATACTTGCCACCAGAAGTCACCTTGCCCATGAGCAGGCCAGCGCGGAGGAAGTCGAGGTTGCCGGTGTTGCCCGTATCGCGGGAAAGTGCCCCGTCGATGGTGTGAACGCCGGGCTTGTACTGGCGATCGTCGCCCGCCCATACTTCGCGTGAGCCTGCCGTTACGAGACTTGAGATTCCGGGAATGCCGGGAGCGTTATTAAGCATGAATCAGACTCCAAGAGGTGTGTGCGTTTGTTGATTACCGACCGAGTTGGGCTTTCACGTCTGCGTTGATCTTCTCGACTTCCTCTTTGCTGAGTTCGTCGCTATCGGTGCCGCCTTCGCGTGAAAGTGACAGGGTTTCGCCAGAGCCATCGGGCTTCGGTGCCTGTTTGAGAATGTCGAGGATCGGCTTGGACTGCGGGGCGGTAAATCCAGCGGCTTGTGCGGCCTTGCGGCTGAGCATGAGCGCCGGGCGCTTGGCCTCGGTGCCGCAAAGCAGGTCGGACCAGAGTTTCTTCTGTGCCGGGGTGATTTGGCGGCTCATAACGAGCATCGAAAGTTCTGCTTCTACGCCCCTTGCGGCTGATTCCAGCACGTCAGGATCGACTTCGACGGGCTTGGCTGAAAGTTTCAGGGTGGCGTTCTCGGATTGAACGCTGTTCAGGGACATAGAGATTTTGTCGCTCTCGCCCTTGGACTTTCCCCAATGAGCCATGATCGCGGCGGTAAGGTCGTTTTCGTCCATTTCGCCAGCTTCGATGCCCATAGCTGCGGCGATTTTCTTGAGTGATTCCATTGCACTGCCTCCGATTGAAAGACCTAGGGTTTTTGCCCGTGAAAGCTGAATAACGAACGGTTCCAGACCAGTGATAACGGGGTCTGCAACCAATGCGACATGCTCGATAGCGTCGGGGTATTTGTTCCCTTTGCCATCTTTCAGGTCGCGGGCTTGAATTGAAACGTCGATACGGCTTGCGAGTTTGATAGCGTCCTCGCCGATCAAATCCATTGTCGCTACCAGCTTGTCGTCCACCACTTCCATCGCCGTAACCCATCCGCGATTAGCGTCTGGTTGGCGGGTGTGGTCCGAAGGTGCGTAGACCTTCATGCCGTTGGCTTCCATCCGATCAAACTGGGTTTTCCAGTGAGACAAGCGAGCCTGCGGAATGTCGATTAGCTGACCGTCTGCGGGATGCCGCCACTGTCCGGCCTGTACGATTTCCTTCTTGAAGGTGCGGACGGGTTGACCGCCCTCGCCGGTACGAGCCTCGCCAATGGCGATAACTGCCGAGCTAGAACTGAACACAAGCGGAAGATTGGCGTTTTTCTCCACGCCAGATAGTGTGTAGGGAGATTTTTAGTTTCTCTTTTTAGAGTCTAATCATTGGTCGGAATCGACGTATGATAGAGAATGGCAACTAACGAAAAGTTCAAGCCCGTTCACGGCGGCAAAACCGTTTCGCCCGGCGATGAGATGATTGGCGATCGTGGTACGCGGTGCGTTTGTGTCGATGTTGGCGAAGACGGGACTAATTTCCATGCTATGAAAGCACATCCAAACCGGGAACTGATCGACGCTATGAACCGCGAATGTTCGCAATGGCTCGCGCGCCAGCGAGCATCCAGACTGGCAATCGCTGGGCTGATTCTCTGTGGCGTCGTCTGCCTTATTTGCTATCGGTATGACTTGTGGTGACTATCTGCCCACCGATGAAGGGTTAAATCCAAACCCCTCGTCCGGCACAACCGGAACCTTCACGCCGCCATCGTTGGTGAACTTTGGGGGTGGGTTGGTGGTAAAGTCTTCGTTATCTAATATTTCAATGAATGAACAGCGGCAGTTCCAGCCGTTCGGTGGAGCGAGCGTCTTCCACTTCGGATCATTCTTGGCAAACGTCGCACCATCCAACGCGGCGTGTGTCGGCCTTACGCGATCATCGCCAACCGTGACGTACTGATAACCTGTGATGATGGAATCTAGTTCCGGTGCCTCATTCGCCTGCAACCGCGCCCCGTTGTAAGCCACTGAGAACTCTGTGCGGTAGACAGTTTCCAACAGTCGCGGGTTTTGCGTACCCAATCCCGCTGAATCCATCGCCTCTCGCAATGCCGATACACCGTCGCGGGTTCCTAGCCCCTTCGCCGCTATCTCGCGTGCTTTGCTACCGATCAATTCCTGAGCCGCTGCAATCGCGTCGTCACTCGTATCCGCCGCGCGTACCGCATACCTCGCCCTGATTTCGTTTAGGTCGCTGCCGGTCAGGTCTGCGATTTTCTTGAGCCGATCCATCATCGGCGAAAGTGCCGTGCGGTCGAGTTTGATCCCTCGCACCTTCGCAATCATCCGCGCGGTGTTTGCTGTTGCCGCTACGTGAGCCGCAAGCATCCCCTCGTTTGTGATGTTCTCGATTTGCTTACGGGCTTGTGCAAAAACCTTGTCAGGCTTGCGGCCATCTTTGAACGCCTCGATAAGTCCGCGCCGGAGTTGGACGATAACCGGGCGCGTCATCCGCTGGGCAATGTCTACCACCGCCTCGCGTTCGGCATCCATCGCCATAACTCGTTTTTTGGCGGCACGGGATATTGTGGTGGTCACGCGGTCACCTCATAGTCTTTAACCACGATCCCGTTTTCTATCGTTCCCCTCGCGTGTGCCGGTATCCAGAATTTACCATGCGATCCATTGCGCCCGAACATCGGACGCTCTGGTGTGTATTCCGCGAAGTGTCCGCGTACAAGGTGAACAGGAAGGTTGGCGGATTCGCCGGAAGTTGCCTTGCCAAGCACGTACGTTCTGGTTTTGCCGACCGTAACTTTCAACACCTTGAACGCAACACGGAACCGTCCGCCGCCGCGTATTTGCTTTGGCGAAAGCCCGTCGTCGGTAAAGCCACCGTCAACCACTTCGATGTTTTTGCAGTTCATTAGCGATATGGCGTATAGCGCGTCTCTTACCACTGCGCCCACAACGTCAATCCCATAACCCATTGACGCTTTTTGATATTCTTCAGACAATGCAACTCCCAGACACAAAGAGTTTGGATCGTCACGAAGCGAGACAATATCTCCATTCGAGTTCGTTCTAAACGTAAAAGATGCGATTGGTCCATCCGTGACCGGTGTATGCGAATCGGTTTCTCGGCCCTGTTGATAGCACAATCCGTTTATTATATGTCCATCTTCGCGTTTGTGTTCACGCAAGAAACATGCGAAAACCACGTCTAGACCACCTTCGGCTAACGCACTCCGATACTCAATCCACAGTTTCGGGTATGGGAATTTACAACCGCGTAACTCAGCTATTGGCATTCCGTCAGCGCCAGCGTCAATCCTGTCGCAGAACACCGCCACCGTGTCGTTCATGTCGGTAGTGTTGCGGATTGAATGCGCGTTAATTCTGTGGGGCGCGTGAACGGCTAGTTCAAAAATAGTCGGCTCGTTGCTCATACTTCCGCCGTGGCCTTTCGCATAAACCTCGCCAGCGCGTTCGCATTGCGAGAGAGTTTGACGGTAGCCGGATCGGGCTTGGGAAGTTCTGCCGGTGCCTCTGGTGCCTCTACGGGTTCCGCCGCGTCTACAACCTTCTCCCGCTTGGGCACGTCCGCCTGATCCATCAGCGCGTCAAAGTCAACGATCTGTTCAACCGTTTCGATGTTCGCCGGATTGTTCAGGTAGTTAATCAGGATGGTTTCGAGAACCGCGCGACGATCATCGGCAATCGCTGTAGCCTTTGCCCGCACTTTGCCCCGCATACTTTCGCCGAAGTTCTCAACCAGCCAGCGGTCGCCCAATTGCTTATTGAACGTGTCTGCAAACCCGCTAGCGTCTTCCTGCGCCGTGTCGATCATTACGCTTGCGTGTGCCTCGGCCTCGGCCTTGGTGCCCGTGCTTCCCTCAATCGCCGCGCGTTCGGGAACGAATAGCCCGCGCATTTGGAGCGATTCGTAGTGCTTCATAACGTCGAGGATTTCGGCACCGGCACCCGACTTCGCGTCGAGAAATTCAACCTTCCACGCCATCAGGTCTTCGATCTTCGCCCCGCTGTTTTTCATATCTCCAGCGAAGTTCATCAGCACGGTGGGGATAGCAATGCCCTTGCCGAGCGGCAGACCATCGAGCATCCGGCCCGCGATTTCGGAATTGTTCAGCGTTTCGCCCTTGGCCGTTTTGTTCTCGCCCATTGGGTACTTGATGATCGGCAGGACGCCCGCCATTTTCACCATGTATTGAGCGCAGCGTTTGGCCGCAGTCTTCCACGGCAACCAAGCGTAAATGCGGATGTTCTCGTAGCGCGAGCGCCCGAACGGGTCGTTCCCCTCGCTGTCGTAGGTGACTAGCACCACCTCTGTAGCCTCAAGCACCTTGCCGCCCTCAAGCACGATACTCGCCAGCTTACCGGTGTTCTCAAAGATATTGATCTTCGCCACAAGATCGGGCTTGATCGGCTTGATTCGCTGCACTTGGGCATCGCCATCGTCGTCGATCGTCCACACGATCTGAATCACTTGGAACCCGTAGTCCAGTGAGTACATCATGTTGCGCAGCATTTCAGTACGCAAGCCGTCAAAGAACACCTTGTACTCTTTAATCACCTCTTCGGGTACATCGTCGTCGGATTCAACCAGCCAATCGGCTGAGCGGATCGCGGAGTGGGTGATAGCCCGCGCCAGTGCGATGGTCGGTCCCGTCCGCATCTGCCGGTATTCCTCAAACGTGCCAATCTCGTTAATGTGGTGTTCGATGCCGCCACTGATTACAACGTTGTCGCCCTGAAGCGTTGCGGTGTCCACGATCTTTGAGCCGCCAAAGCCGGTGATTTGCGAAATGAAGTTGAGTAGTCCCATTAGTATTCCCTTCCAAATAGTACCGTGCCGACTTGCTGAATCATTGGCCCGCCGATTGGCCGCTGGTAACACACGCGATAGCCGAAGGCATCTGCGGCGTGTGAAAGTTCTTTGTTCGACTTGTCCGGGTGCCCGTTCTCATCCGTCTTGAGTTCGCTCATGTCCCGAATCAACCGCGTGCATCGCGGATGTATTCTTACGTGGTGAACCCCACCCAAATCGGCAAGCGCATCATTCACGATCGACACGCGCTCAATCACATACGGGTTGGATTGTGGCACCCGGAACATAGCGGCGTGAATACCAACGCGGCTGAGATGGTTGCGGATCATTTCGTAGTGGGTCCGGCCCGTCTGTGTCGAGTGTTGAGTGCCGCCCGTTGCATCGCCGAATATCTGAATCTCCGGCCACTTGTGGGCCATCAATATCGGGGTGAGTTTGTCGAGGCATTCGATCATGTCCGCGCGTTCGCCATACACCTCTTCGACTACCGTAAATTGGTCGGTGTGTTCATCGTACTGGCCGAGTTCGCAGTACATGCCGGGAGAGATATTGAAGTCGAAAGAAACCTGTAGTGGCCGGTTCGGGTTGTATGCAACCGCCTCGTCAATGTGCCGGTCAGTGAACCGCTTGTATGCCAGCCCGCTGCCGATTCGTGTGGGTCGCTGCTGGTACATTGCGAGCCAACCGCTATCCCCGCCGATTTGGGTGCGGCGGATCGCGTTCAGGTCGTCAACGGTGTACCGATCTGGGCAAATGGCCTCGCCAACGGCGCGCCCCAATGGATCGCCTTCCTCGGCAATGGCCGGGATAGAAACGTGTGTCCAGATTTCGGGCTGTTCCCGCATTAGAACGCCCGTCAAGTCGTCTACATGCATCCGCTGGTGCAATATGACCACCGTTGCCCCCGGTTCGCGGCGGCTCATTAGATCGTTTGTAAACCAGTTGAGAACCCTGTTGCGGTATTGCAGGCTGTGAGCCTCGGCCCATCCGGGATAGGGATCGTCCACCAGAATCAGGTGCCCGCCAAATCCCATGATGCCGGTGCCAACGCCCGCACAGAACATCCCGCCGCCCTCCTCGGTGTTCCATCGGCTCGCGCTGGTCGAATCGTCGCTGAGCTTCACCGTGAAGTACGGGTTGTCGCTGAACATATTGCGGACGGCGCGCCCGTGTGAGCGTGCGAGTTCAACGCTGTGGGCAGAGTTGATAACTTTCAGGTGCGGGTATTTTTCGAGATACCACGCGGGAACGTGGCGGGTGAGCAGTTCAGACTTGCCGGTACGCGGTGGCAGGCTGAATATCAGTCGTCCGCCGCCAGTGGCAACCGCCCGCGCGATCATGCGTGAAACCATCTTGAGATACGGGTAGGGCTTCCACTGTCCGCGCGTCGAGTGTTCCGCCATCGTGTGAGGCAGTTGCGCGGTCGCCAGCCTGAGAGTTTGATCGGGTGTGAGTATCACGCATCGCCCAGTTTCCCGCTTGCTTCCTCTGCGAGTTCAGCGAGTTTTGCCATAGTGGACGGTGTGAGATGATTCTGCACGCGGCGGATTACGCTGTTGCGGTCGTTGTCGTTGTCGCTATTGAGTTTGATTTCCAAATGCTCATCCGCCTGCTGTTGCCCTTCCAGCATCGCCAGCGTCCGCACGCACGAATCAATCTCCCGCACGCTCCCGCGCTCGGTCGCCAGCTTCAGCGCGTACGCCTGCGCCTTCACCGCTTGCTTGCGTAGGTTGTCGTCCAGCCCGCCCCAACGCTGTACCTTGTGTTCGGGGTTGGCCGTTGCGATAGATCGCCGCAAGGTCTTACGGTCTGCCTCGGTCGATAGGTCGAGGCTGCCGACTACCGTGGTGTGATCGTCCGGTGTGGTGTAGGCTTCGAGGTGGGGGATTACTGGTTTGTCAGTCACCGATGCCCCTCTCTGCTGCGGTCTGCGCGAACGTCTTACCCGTCGCTTCGAGCGTCGCCTGTTTGCCGGTCAACTTCTCCCATCGCGTGACAATCACATCGACGTACTGCGGGCTGATTTCCATGCCGTAGCACTTGCGGCCTAGTTGCTCGGCTGCGATTAGTGTGGTGCCGGAACCGAGGAAGGGGTCGTAGATACTCTTCGCTTGAGGAACAAGCAACATTCCCTTTTCAGGTAGCGCGATAGGAAAACAAGCCTTGTGCCCATCTGCTTGGCATCCTGTATTCGATATATCCCAAAAATTGCTTTCGACTTCCTGCAATCGGAGCGATTCCTTTTCTGTCGAAAATATGTACACTGGTTCCCACGCGCGACGCATTGAACCCTTCACAGGAATAGCACTGTGTTTTTTCCAGCAAACTTGTTCAATAAGGTGAGGAAGCCAAGGGATTATCTGCTCGATGTACTCGTTCCGTGCGTTTGCGTTGTAGCTGACATTCCAGAAAATAAACCCGCGAGTATGCTCAAAACAAAGCGTCAGCGCCGATCTTGCAAAAGACACATACGTAGAAGAATCCAAGTTGTCGCCGTATTGCTCACCATAAAGCTTCTTTGATTTCTTTTTGTTGAAAATATCACCATCACCAGCCGATGTGTCTGCGTTGTATGGTGGAGACGTAAAGCACATGCCCACCTTCTCGCCATCCATCAATCGCCCAACGTCCTCGGCCTTGGTCGAGTCCCCACACAACACCCGATGCTCCCCACAGACCCACAAGTCGCCCAAACGCGACACGGGGGAAGCAGGCGGCTCTGGCGTAACGTCCTCGACCACTTCGGGGGTGAGTTTTGAGAGCAGTTCGTTCAACTCGTCAGGATCAAACCCCGCCGCTATCTGGCACTCCTGCGGGAGAGACTGCAAGAGGGAAGCGAGGGTTTCGTCGTCAAACTCGGAAGTTTTGGCCGTGCGGTTCAATGCGATAGCCAGAGCTGTCGCCTGCGTGCCGTCAATGTCGAGTTCAACAACGTCAACTTCTTGCGCCCCGCTATTGCGTAGAACCTCAAGTCGCCCGTTTCCGCCGATTACCTTGCCCGTGCCCTTCTGTACCACCAATGGCTCTACCTGCCCGAAGGCGTGAAGGCTGTCGGCGATAGCGCGAAGATTGTTCTCAGGATGCCGATTGGCATTGGCCGGGTCTGCGTGCAGGTCGGAGATTTTCTTTCGGACGATTGTGAGCGTTGGTTTTGACATGTTATTCTGCGATCTTCAACCCTGTTTGTGCAGGTTCCTTCGGCTGGAATAGCGAGAGCAAATCCGCGCACTGTTGCAGCAAACTTTGCAGGTTCGCTTGTTGTGCTGCTTTCGACATTTCGTATTGCTGCTGAATCCGCGCATTGCGGTCAGGGTCCGCGAGCGACACAACCCCCGGATTCTGAACATGGTGTTCCAGCATCGCGGTTTGTGCTATCGACTTGCGGCAGCTTTCCGCGAATCCTTCGATGATCGTGAGCCTGATTGAAAGTACGCCGCCGTCCATTTATTTCCTCTCTTGATATACCCCGTCGACAAACAAGGGGTTTGTTCCAACCGGAATACAACGCGGAACGCCCGCTAAGTCGAGCATTTCGTCGAAGTCATACATGGAGTGCAGAACGTTCACGTAGTCGAAAGTGATTGGTTCGCCTTCGATAAACGGTATCTTTTTCTCTCGGACAAGCGTGTCAATGGTTTCGCCGTCGAGTCCGGTTTTCTCGATAAGCCCCGCCTTGTCAACGATTCTCGCGTCCATATCACTTCCTCAATTCATAGAGACAGTTCGCGCCCGTCGCGCCTGTCAGGTCAAACTCTGGAATCACGCCCAACACACACCCGAAGTCCGGGACGATCAACCGCGCCGGGGTGTTACCTGCAGGGCTGTAGGCGGTAACGTCGCCCAATGCGTAGGCGGTTTGCATGACAGTCGCCGGTCCGGTTGGAGTCGTCGCGGTGGTCGAGATAGTGCAGGTCACGGTGTCGGCAATTCGTTCGGTCGAGAGAATCGCGGGGCTTGCCGCGCCGGTCGCACCTACGGCAGTTGAGAGCGTTACGGTGGACGTATCCGCCACAAAGCACAAGAGTTCAATATCGACCAGCTTGGTAAGATCGGGCAAGGCTTGGGGGCAGTTTGGCGCGAAGTTGCCGATGACCAGCCACATTCGGTAGTTGAACGTCGAGTCGTCAGCGCCCGTGCCAAAGAACTCAAACGCACCGCCCCGATAGCCTTGCAGACCGATCATCTGGTGGAACGCCGAGAATGTGCCGCCCGTCAGCGTGAGAATGCCGGACGAACTAAGCGTGTAGCCTGCCGCACCGGACACCCTGCGGCCAGCCGCAATCTCGAACGCCGTCTGAGTGGAATTGCTGGACAGGTGCCGACGTTGGCCGGTGGAGCGAGAGAGAAGACTCATTTGATACCTTTCGTTTGATGCGTTGCAAAACCTCGCCGCCATGTGCTGCGGCGTAAATCACGATAGATGGAAAGCGTTTGGGTGATGGGCAGGCGGCTTGAATCCCTTGCGTAAATCCGACCAATGATTAGACTTTCGCTGTACATTCCATCGACCCACGCACGCACGCGGGCAAGTGCGTAGCCAACGGTGGACTTGTTCAGTCCAAGGATTCGCCCGATTTGCATCTGCGTTGGCTTGCGCCCATTCTTGAACGGGAGCGACATAAACCACACCACTAGATCGCGGACCGACAGGATCGACCAGCTTTGACGCGGACGGCCCTTGTCTGTAATCTCGCGTTCAAGCGGGATCGAGGCACCGAATAGCGACGCCGCTACCTCGGCACGTTGGCGAAGGGTGAAACCGCAGATTGGGTTCGTGCTACTCATCGTCCTCTTCTTGAAGTAATAGCCGCATGGCACCGCCGCCAGCGGTTGAAATCGTGAGTGTGTTTAACTGGGTGTCGATCTGTTCATCGGTGAGCAAGCGGTTCACGCCTGATGCGCTGATCCACGCGAACGAACCGACGACCGTGCCATCGGCGTTTGAGAATTTCACCTTGGAGAACAACTTACCAGTCCATGCAGACGCCGCGTAGGTTTGGGTACTCATCCGCTGCCCGGCGATAACCGTGTCGAGCGTGACCGTCCCGGTGGTCGCGTCGTATCGAACGACGACCGTGACCGATTCGCGTGATAGGAACGTCGCGCCCGTTTGTTCCTTGACTGTCGGCGTCCCCCCATCGTTGACCGTGATTCGCAGACGCCCTTCGCGGTCAATAACGTTGCTTGAAACAGTGGTACACCAAGGGCTAGGCGCAAAGGTCACGTACGTATTTGCGTCAGACCAGAGCGTGAGAATCGGCCATTCGGTATCGGTCGCATTGCGGTATGTGAAGTGATCCCATTCGCCGATCGGGACCACGCCGATAGCGGTGAATGTGAACGATCGTCCGCCGCCGAGCGTGAAGCCCGTGAGTTCCGCCACTTCGTTTGGATTGACGGCGGGGACGACGACCACGTTGGCGCTGGTCGCGCCAGCAACCCCGCGAGGCTGTGGGTAGCCATACGAACCTTTGCCGGGTGAGAACTGGTCGAAAGCAACATAACAGTCGTTCTCGACGCGATCGAGTCCAGAGCCTTGTAGAAGTTGCAAGAGCATGGCCGAACCGCCCGCCGCGTTGGTGTTCCACGGCCCGCCCGTCACCTCGCGGGTAATGCGAATCGCGTCCCATTCGTCGTTGCTGCACTGCTGGAAGGTTGGCCCGGTGAAGGCCAGTGCCCCTCCGCCGTAAGGATTCGATCGAAGTTGTGCGAATGAATTGCATGGAGCTTTACCGCGAGCGATTGTGGAGCTTTCTGCCAAGTTGCTTGCGTTGAGCATGAAGGCGCGGACTTTGTAGTAGTCGCCGGTGCTGAGCGCCGCACCCATTCCGATGGTGCCTGAAAATTCTGAGTCATTGCCGCGAGTGCAGATCGGGAAGTTTGCGAACGTGTTAGACGTGTTTGCCAGTGGAAGAGCCGTACCTGCCGTGAGCGTGCCGGTGCGGAATCGGTAGACGTTGCCGCTGTTCGCATCATTGGTATCGTGCCAGATTGGGGGCTGGGGGTCCAGATCGCCCAGCGCGGTTCCCTCCGCCTGTCCCGAACCGTCGCCGGTCATCGCTACTCGCTGGAATTTACCGCCGACCTTTGGGCATCGTATCGCGTTATTTGGCGAGTCGCTGTCATATGTGCCAAACGTTCCGCCGAAGTTGTCGCGCATGTGGTTTGTCGTGCCGGGCGAGACAAGGAACGGACGGCCCGAAGTCACGCCGGGGAGTCGATACCGCTTGATAGAGCTTGTGCCGTCTGAGAACGTGTAGAGATATTCGTTGACAAAGTGCAGGCCGATCGAGTTTGGCGTATACACCGTCGAAGTATCAGGCCACCGCATTGATGCCCAAGTACGGCCCGAATCACGCGAGATTAGCAGCGTGTCGATATTCGCCGGTGTTGGTCCCGCCGAATCACTCATCTGCGTTTTGCGGTCAAGTGTTGCGATGATCGTGCGGTTAGAACTCTCTGGCGAGTCAATCTTGAGCTGCGCAATAAACAGACGGTGGCAACTCCACGAAGGAAAGTCACCGTTGAAAATGGTGGTGTCGTTAAGGGAGCGTTGGTCGGTGTGCCCGCCCCACAATCGCCGGTGCGTGCATCGCGTGTCGCCAGATTGGATAACGTCCATTGAACCGACTGCGGCATCGCCGCCAACGATAATTTCGCCATCTTCTGGACCTTGGCAGGCTGCAACGAATTGGTTGCCAGTCGCGTAGTCTCCTCGAATCTGGATTGTGCAGGTTGCGCCCGCGACGATCGTCGAGGCGTTCGCATTGAGCGTGATTGTTGCCGCGCCTTCATTGAACGCCGTAACCGTTGCAATAAGGTCCGCGCCTGCAGCGCCCGCGCCCGCCACGCGGATCACAGTACCGTTTAGGCTGTTGTAGGGAGCGAGTTTGTTTCCCCAAGTTGCTCCGAGAGTTGCAAGACTTATCACGCCCGATCCGCTGGTCATACTGCCGGTGAAAGTTTCGTGCCCGCTGTTGAGTTCAACGCTTGTATCGCGGAATCCGTGCCAATTCTTGGTGGTCGTGTAGCCGGGGTTCGCGTAATCGGTGCGGTCGATGTTGGAGAGCTTGGTAATGCTGGACCATCGCCCGTCTGATTCGGCGATGAGAACGATGAGCTTGTCGGTATTGTTGGGGTCTTTGGCAAGCCCCACGCCTTGACGCTGGCTGTACTTCAGCGAGTCATTGACGCTGGTAACGTTGAGATTGTCGCGGCCCATCGTGATCGTGCCGCTGGTGTTGATCGGTACGAATCGATCGGTTGTGGCCGAGCGCGTGAGCCGGAACCAATAGACGGTTCCGCCGTGCGGGTTGGATGCTGGCGGAGGAGACGCGCCCGCTGTCTGATAGTCACACGCACATATCCACGCTTCGGTGAATGGCTGACCCGCAACCTGAAACGGTGCGTAATAGCCGCACATCGACCAGCCGGACAAGCGACCGTGGCCCGCGTTGAATGCTGCGGAGCTGTCGTCATAGGTGTAGGACCAAGTTGCCCCGTAATCGTTTGAGACTGCAAAGCCGCACCCGCGCACTTCGGAGCTTGTCCAGACCGTGCCCGTTCCAGCCGTACGCACCCGCACTTCACAGAACGCAATGAGCGTGCCGTGCAAGATCGTCCACGCCTTAGCGATGTAGCAGAGTCCATCGTCGCCAGCGGTTCCAACGATGCGGCGAATGTCGCCCGCCCCGCCGAGTCCAGCGCCGGAAGTGGCCTTGCCGAGATTGAAGTTCTGTTGAGTCGTCCAGACGTTGGCGCTTGCCTCGGTCATTACCCGCACTCGCCGGTCAGAGCCGTTGGTGTCTATCGCCACGAGCAGCGTGCGACCGTCTACATCTTTGCCACCAAAGATATTCGGATCGCTGCCCATGCCCGTAAGCACGTCCTCGGCTGGTCCCAGTTGTCCGGCGACCGCCACGGGCTTACCGAATCGCGGGACGTTGGCCGCTACCTGCACGCCGTAATCATCGACGGTGGTGACGTTGCGAGTGAATGAGAACGCCGGACTTGAGAAAGCCGCCGCGCCTTGTGTGAGTGTGTATGCGTTAGAACCCATTATTTCTCACTCGCTTTCTCTTCGTGATTCGATGCCCTCACCGCCATCGTTATCTGCGCCACCGCCGTAGTGCCACACGCTGCGATGATCGCGGTTGCAATAGCACGATTGCGCCACTTCTTCTCGTCAATCCGCTCGCCCATGTAATCCTTGAACGTCCGCGTCTCATGCTCCACTTGTGTCATTCGATCGCCAAGCGCGGGGACTACCAACTTCAAGCCGTTTATGTCGTGCGAGTTCTTTGCGGTCTTGGCCGCGATGCCTTCAATCTGCATCCCGTCGCCGCGAATCGCCGTAAGAATGTCGTCCACTTTTTCGTCCAGTGAACTGCACCGCTTGTCGATATGCTCTCTTAGTTGTGTGATTTCGCTCATGTTTTCAACCTTATTGACTTGGTTCCTGCGGACGTTGTAATGCGAACGGACGAGGCATTTGGATCGGTCGTTTCTACCAAGTAAATCGCGTATGTCACGCCGCCCTTGCGAACGCAGGGGACTGCGCCCATTCCGCTCGGTGCGTCGGCAGTTGCCACCAGACAGAGTTCCTTCACCGCCGCGCCGTAGTATGTGCGAAGTCCGGCGTACTGAGTGGGGAACGCCACGCCGCCGCCTCTGACAACCGTTGGATCGCCTAGGACAATATTTTTCGGCGTGGTGTGGAGTGGGTAGAGCCAAATCGTTGTGACTACTACCGCTGCAACTGGCAAAGCACGCAAGACAATGTTCTTTGCCGTTGCGTGGCCGGGTCGAAGGGTAATGTCTTTCAGGTTTGCCATTATGATGCAGTCGGTAAGAGCGTGTTAACGGTTGTTCCAGCAATATCAGGTGC